CAAGGAATTTACCGTTCTTTTGGAGGAATTGGAAAAACGGGAATTTCAGGAAGAGTCCACAAGCACTTTCATGAATTTTGTAAAAGTCATTTGGACTGATTTCATTGAAGGGGATCACCATTATAAAATGGCGGATGCTTTTGACAAAATAGCTACTGGCAAATTAAAGCGCCTTATCATCAATATGCCCCCACGACACACCAAATCAGAATTCGCCTCCCACTTGTTCCCCGCTTACCTTTTGGGCAAAAATCCAAAGTTAAAGATCATAGAGGCAACGCATACGGCGGATCTTGCCATTAATTTTGGGCGTAAAGTCAGAGATTTAATAGATCGTGACGATTATAATCAATTATTTCCCGATACTGCCTTGAAAGCTGACAGTCGTAGCGCGGGTAAGTGGTTGACCAACAAAGGTGGGGAATATTATGCCGCAGGCACAGGGGGTGCTTTGGCAGGTAGGGGCGCAGACTTGTTCATTATTGATGACCCCCATTCCGAGCAAGATGCCATGTCCGACAAAGCCATGGACGATGCTTATGAATGGTACATGACGGGTCCACGGCAAAGGTTGCAACCTGGAGGTGCAATTGTCATTGTGATGACCCGTTGGTCTAAAAGAGATTTGACAGGACGTTTGATTAAGCGAATGACACAGGAAAAAGAGGCAGATCAGTGGGAATTGATTGAATTTCCTGCAATTTTGCCGTCAGGCAACCCACTTTGGGGCAATTTTTGGAAATTAACGGAATTGGACAGCATAAAAGCCTCTGTTAGCCCTTCCAAATGGGCTTCTCAATATATGCAAAGACCCACAGGGGAAGGTATTTCCATCATCCCTAAAGAATGGTTTCAAATTTGGGAAGAAGAAAAACCTCCAAAATGTGACTATATTATTCAAAGCTATGATACGGCATTTTTGAAAAGTGAACGAGCGGACTATACTGCCATAACCACGTGGGGTGTTTTTTACCCCGAGGGGAAAATTGGCGAAGAAATGTACACGGGTAACGATGCTCACTTAATTTTAATTGATTGTATCAAGGAACGGTTTGATTTTCCTGAATTAAAGGCAGAAGCCTTAAGATTATATGAATTTTGGCAACCTGATACGGTAATTATTGAGGCAAAAGCTTCAGGATTGCCCCTAGTGCAAGAATTACGCAGGGTGGGTATTCCTGTTAATACTTTTTCTCCTGGAAAAGGGCAAGACAAGATAGCCAGACTGAATTCGGTGTCCCCTATTTTTCAGGATGGACGAATTTGGAGCCCAGAAAACAGGTGGGGGGAGGAATTAATGGAAGAAGTTAGTGATTTTCCCAATGGTGAAAATGATGACTTGGTTGATGCAACAACTTTGGCGTTGGCACGGTTCAGAGAGGGTGGATTTTTGCAATTGACGAGCGATTATTTTGACACTGAAGAATATTATCCTAGAGAAATGGTTTATTATTAATTAAATAATAGTATGATTTACCGATATGGCAATTGAAAGACAACCTTTACCTGTTTCTCCTAATCCCCAAGAAATTGAAATAGAGATTATGGAACAGCCTCCAGAGGAGACGGAACTTTTTGTTCAGCCTGATGGCTCTATTATTCGTGGTAGTGACATGCCTGAAGAAACTTCTGCAAAATTTGGTGAAAATTTGGCAGAATCCTTGGATGATCGTGAATTACACACTATAGCGACTGAATTGGTAGCTTCTTATGAAGAAGATCTGGATTCCAGAGATGATTGGTTTACCGCTTACACCGAAGGACTGGATTTATTGGGCATAAATTCTGAATCCAGGTCACAACCTTTTGTTGGAGCTTCAGGAGTGCATCATCCCATCCTTGCGGAAGCGGTAACACAGTTTCAAGCACAAGCTTACAAAGAATTATTACCCACAGGCGGTCCAGTAGATACTGAAGTTTTGGGTATAAGCGATGATACTAAGTCAGAAAAGGCAAATCGGGTAAAAAACTTCATGAATTACCAAATTACCTACAAAATGGAAGAATATGACCCAGAAATGGATCAATTATTGTTTTATTTGCCCCTTTCAGGCTCCGCATTCAAAAAAGTTTTCTATGATCCTGGTGTTGGACGTGCTGTTGCCCGTTTTATTAAGTCCGAAGACCTAGTTGTGCCCTATTATGCGGTAGATTTGTTGACTACGCCTCGAATTACGCACGTAATTCACATGACAGAGAACGAATTGCGTAAATTACAGCTTTCTGGCTTTTATAAAGACATTGAGATGAATTCTCCTGAAAGTAGCACAGAGGTTACTCAGGTTGATGCCAAAATTGATGAGCTTCAAGGGTTAACCCGAACAATTAATGATGAAGAATACACATTATTAGAAGTACACGTGGACTTAGACTTAGAAGGTTATCAGGATACAAACGAAAATGGTGAAGAAACAGGGGTAGGGTTGCCTTATGTCGTAACAATTTGCAAAGATAACAATGAAATTCTGGCGATACGACCAAATTATGATGCAAAAGACCCAATGCGTAGGAAAAAGGAGTTTTTTACCCATTATAAGTTCCTTCCAGGACTGGGTTTTTATGGATTTGGGTTAATTCACATGATGGGAGGCTTAACCAAGTCAGTTACGGCTATTTTACGGCAATTGATTGATGCAGGAACGCTTGCCAACCTTCCAGCGGGTTTTAAATCTCGTGGATTGAATATTCAACGTCATGATGACCCCTTACAGCCTGGAGAATGGCGTGACGTAGATGCTCCAGGAGGAAAATTACAAGATTCGTTTTTGCCATTACCTTATAAAGAACCTAGTGCTACTTTGAACGTATTATTGGGAGCTTTGGTAGATTCTGGCAAAAGATTTGCGGCTACCGTGGAAGATCCGACAGGAGATGGCAATTCTGAGGCTCCTGTGGGCACAACAGTGGCTTTATTGGAAAAAGGGCAAAAAGTCATGTCCGCGATTCATAAAAGGTTACATTATGCCCAAAGAACCGAATTTAAGATTTTAAAACGCATTTTTGGTGAATTTTTACCTCCTGAATACCCTTATCAAGTACAAGGGGCGTCTCAAAACGTATTTAAGCAGGATTTTGACAATAGTGTGGACGTAATCCCTGTAAGTGACCCAAATATCTTTAGCATGACGCAAAGAATTACATTGGCACAAACACAGCTACAAATGGCGCAAGCTGCACCAGAATTGCATAATTTAAGAGAAGCTTACCGTAAAATGTATATTGCATTGAATGTAAAGGATATAGACGCCATATTACCTCCTGAGGAGGAAATACCTCCTCGTGACCCAATTACGGAAGAACAGGCGGTTTTAACGGGAAATCCCATAAAAGCCTTTGAATTTCAAAACCATGAAGCGTATATAGCAGCTCATAGTGCTTTTATGCAAAATCCCATGGTTCAACAAAATCCTCAAGCAACACAAGCTATTGGAGCAAATATTCAGGAACATCAAGCCATGTTATATAGACTTCAGATTGAACAGGTACTTGGTCAGACATTACCTCCGCTAGACCAAGAATTACCGCCTGAAGTCATGAATCAAATAGCGTTGATGGCGGCACAGGCAACACAACAAGTTACAGGGCAGGCACAAGCTTTGGCAGCTGCCATGGAAACTCCTGATCCTCAGCGTCAAATGTTTGAAGAACAATTACAACTGGAAAGAGAACAATTGATGCAAAAAGAACAAGAAGACGTGAGAGACAAACAAGTTGAAATGGATAAAGCACAATTGGATGCGCAAATTGAACGTGAAAAGATGGAAGCAGATTTAAGGGTAGAAGATACAAAAGCAGCGATAGATTTGCAGGAATTGGAACAAAAATCAAAAGCTGATGCAGAAAAGAATTATACTGAGTTAGTTAAAACAGTTCGAGAGAGCAGAAAATTAAACGGAGGAAAATAATGCGTGAGTATTACGACAATGATAAATATCCGTCTCCTTCACCTAAGAAAACAAAGGCAGCCCCTAGTTTTCCTAGTGTGAAAGATGACACTAAAACAAAGTCTGTAGAAGCGGGCTATTGCTTGGATGAACCTGAAAAAGCAAAAGTTAAAGCTGCTTACGGTCAAACTAAAGGACTTCTTTGGTATAGATACATTAAGTAATTAATGGACTATATCGTAGCAACGGAGCATTTGCTCCGTAAAATTCGAGAGAGAAAAGATGCTCTCTCGCAGACACTGGCTGCTGGAAGTATTGAGGATTTTATTCAATACCAAAGAGTAGTTGGTGAAATAGCAGGTTTGAGTTTCGTTGAACAGGAAATTCAAACTTTACATTCTAATATGGAGGATGCAAATGACTAGCAAAACTGTTCCAGACAGGGTGGTAAATTTTGGAAGTATTGGAGATGTGGAACCATTAGTACCACAAGTTGATACCATTACTCCTGAAAATTTAGACTCTCATGCAGATAAGTTACCACGTCCAACGGGGTATCGTATCTTAATATTGCCTTTTAGTTTACCCGAAGTTACTAAAGGAGGAATTCACATAGCTAAAACAACAATTGAGAAGGAAAAACTTGTAACTGTTGTGGGGTATGTTGTTGCCATGGGTTCAGATGCCTATGGTGATTTGAATAAATTCCCAGAGGGACCTTGGTGCAAAGAAGGTGATTGGGTTATCTTTGGTAGATATGCTGGTGCTCGTTTTCAAATAGAAGGGGGCGATATGCGCCTTTTAAATGATGATGAGATTCTAGCAACTATTGATGATCCAGAAGCAATTTTATCATAACAACCACATGGAGGAAACCATGCCAGAAGAAGCAGAAAAAATAGAACTAGAATTAGAACTTCCTGAAGGAGAAGTTAATATACATGATGCAGACGTAGATGATTCAGTTAAAGGAGAAGTCTTAGCCTCTGCAGTAAAATCAGAGGGAGTAGCCCCCGTAAAAGAGGAGCTAGATGAAGTAAGTGCGTCTGTACAGAAACGTATTGATAAACTGACTTATAAAATGCGGGAAGCAGAAAGACAGCGGGATGAAGCTGTTAATTATGCTCAAAGTATTACTCATAATAATTCTCAACTGAAAGAAAAGTTAAAAAATTCCGATTCATCCCTTTTCAAAGAGTACGATAATAGGGTACAATCGGATATTGCAAGAGCCAAAACACTTTTAAAAGAGGCTCAAGATGCAGGAGATACAGATGCGGTTGCTAATGCAACAGAAATACTTTCGAGAGCAAGTGCCGAAGCAGAAAACCTTAGACGGTTATCCGCTCAACAACAAATTAGAGAAAGAAGGCAAACTCAAGAAGTTCCTGCACAAACCTATGCGCCAACTTTACAGCCTCAAGTGGCAGGACCAGATCCAAAAGCTGAAGCATGGGCGAAAAGGAATTCATGGTTTGGAGATGATCAGGCAATGACGTTTGCGGCTTTTGGCATACATAAAGAGTTGGTAGAACAAGGAGTTGATCCTACATCCGATAATTATTACGCCAAAGTTGATGCGCTTATGGCAGAGAATTTCCCCCACAAGTTTTCAAAAGAGCAAGCTGCCCCCGTGCAACAGGTTGCTGCCTCTAGCCGAGGGGCTAGTGGACGAAAAATGTCACGCAAAATAAAATTGACACCTAGTCAAGTAGCGATAGCTAAAAGACTAAATGTGCCAATAGAAGAATATGCGAAGCATATTGAAGGAGTATAAAATGACAGATGAAATTAAAAATCCAGAAGTCACTTCAGATCGAAACTCACGATCTGCCGAGACACGAGCCTCTCAAACTCGCAGAACGCCTTGGACACCCCCGTCTATGTTAGACGCACCCAACCCTCCTCCTGGATTTCAATTCAGGTGGATACGTGAAGCTACAAGAGGGATAGATGATAAATCTAATATGTCTAAACGTATTAGAGAGGGATATGAACCTGTGAGAGCAGAAGATTATCCTGATTTTGAAGCCCCTACTATTGAAGATGGTAGCAACACAGGAGTTATAGGTGTCGGAGGATTAATTCTCGCTAAAGTACCGATTGAAACCGCTAAAGAACGGACTGCTTATTTTCAAAATGAAGCAGAGACGGCGATGCAAGGTGTTGATCACAACTATATGCGAGAAAGCGACCCTAGAATGCCAATCAAGGATAGTGATATCCAACGGACTTCAAAGGTCGAATTTGGTAGTAGGAATAATTCCGACGATTAATAATAACTTGTAACAGCAATAAAGGAGATAATTTATGGCTAATACAGACAAACCCGATGGGTTTACCCCCGCATATCACATGTATGGTGGTGTTATTCGTCCTGCAAGAATGAGAATATTAAGCACGTATGCAACAGCTATTTATAGCGGTGACGTGGTTACTCTTTCAAGTGGTTATATTAACCAAGCAGGCGCGAGCGATACTCCTATAGGTGTTTTTTATGGGGTCTATTATAATGCGTCTGACGGCACACCTACGTTTTCTAAGTATTGGACGGCAAGCACAGCCACTCAAGGTAGCGTTGATGCTGAAGCTTTGGTATATAATGATCCTGGGATCGTTTACGAAGCTCAATTTACAGCAGGTACTCCTGCAGTAAGTTTTATCGGCAATAAATATACCCTCTCAACAACCGCAGGTAGTTCAACTACTGGTAGGTCGAAAGAAGGTGTTACAGCAACTACTGGAAGTGGTGTGGCTTTGTGTGTAGGCTATAATTTAGCACCAAGTAATTCAATAGGTGCTTATGCAAGAGCTTACTTTACCTTCCCAACTTCAACATTCGCAGTCTGATTAGGAGAATAACATGGCGATTAACAGAGCACAACTCGTAAAAGAACTTGTTCCTGGACTTCATGCTCTCTTTGGATTAGAGTACGAGCGTTACAACAATGAACACGAAGACATCTTCGATACTGAAAGTTCTGAAAGAGCTTTCGAGGAAGAAGTAATGTTAAGTGGCTTTGGGGAAGCACCTGTCAAAGGTGAAGGCGCGGCTGTCATCTACGATACTGCACAAGAATCGTGGACTGCTCGTTATACTCATGAAACAATTGCACTGGCATTTGCATTGACAGAAGAAGCAATCGAAGATAATCTCTACGATACGCTTTCTTCTCGATATACAAAAGCACTAGCACGTTCGATGCAAGCAACAAAGCAAGTTAAAGCAGCTAATGTTTTAAATAATGGTTTTAGCTCATCGTATGTAGGAGGAGACGGTAAAGCTCTTATGACTACCGATCACCCTACTGTAGCAAATGTGGATATGAGGAATGAGTTGTCTACGGCAGCAGACCTTAATGAAACTTCATTGGAACAAGCCCTGATTGATGTTGCGGCTTTTAAAGATGAAAGAAACTTAAAGGTCAATGCACAGGCTAGGAAAATGATAATTCCGCCTGCATTGCAATTCGTAGCAGATAGACTTATGGAAACACCAGGTCGTGTCGGAACATCTGATAATGATATTAACGCAATCCGAAATATGGGAATGATCCCTGAAGGATATGCTGTTAATCACTATTTAACAGATACTGACGCATGGTTTATCAAAACTGATGTTCCTAACGGACTTAAACATTTCGTTAGAACCTCTGTATCAACCAATATGGAAGGAGACTTCGAAACTGGTAATGTAAGATACAAGGCTAGAGAACGGTATAGTTTTGGTTGGAGCGACTGGAGAGGCATTTTTGGCTCACCAGGAGCTTAATGGAAGACGTAATACACTGTTTATGATATAAACAGACTTTCTTACTCAGTATTACAAGGAAAGGGAGCTTCGGCTCCCTTTCTTTTTTAAATTTAATGATATAGAATGGAAGCATCTAGGAAAAAACTTGTCCTACAGACTGACCTAGCAGACAAGCCAAGACGGTAGGACTTATTTCCAACCCAATGGAGGAAATTATGGCAAAATCAACCTTTTCGGGACCGATAAGGTCTCTCGCTGGTCTTATTAATGCGGGCTACAGTTCCGTTGTTAGTTTAACAGCAAACACAACTATAACCGTGGCTTCTCATGCTGGCAGGATGTTGTTATGTAATGACGCGGATGGTGTTTTCACCCTTCCCAGCATTGTTGTAACAGAACCTACTGACAAAGGAGACCCAAATCAATTATGTAATTTAGGCGCTCAGTTTACTTTTGTTGTTGTAACAGCAGCAACTGATATGGACATCACAACCGATGGCACTGACAAATTTGTTGGTGGTGCTTACACAGGTATTGATGACAGTGCAGGAGGTAAAACTTTTATCTCTGGTGCATCTAATGACACCTTTACTCAAAACGGCACAACTAAAGGCGGTTTAGCAGGAAGCATTGTAGTTATTACTGCAATGGCAAGCGCTAAATACCATGTTGCAGCACAGTTGCTTGGTTCAGGAACTTTAGTAACACCATTTGCT